AAAAATGTTCTATCTTATGCACTTTTCCAATGATTATGCAATCCGCAGGGCGAAACACTTCGCGCAGATACATACCACCATGAAAACGATGCTTGGTATCTAACTCAATTGGCGTAATGTGTTCAAGCATGGCTTCTTGCAATGCCTGCACTCGATTGGCCATTGGCGCAACGTCAAAACTTTTGCCGTAAGTAACTTGCATTTTTATTCCAATAGCAGACTGTTGTTCGGGATGTACTGCGTCATTAGCCAATTAGTGCCGTCAGACACAAGTGTCGCAGAATCTCCGGAACTTGCCAAGAGAATTGATGTAGCCGCCGCGCCGCCAGTCAAAGGCACTACGTTGCTGGACGCGGACACCAGCGCCTGTACTTGGTAGTTCTGAAAGTACAAAACGCGCCCTGAATTGGTTGACGGTGTTGGCAAAGTTACCGTGCAAGTTGAGCCTGATTTATTGTTGATCGACCAAACGTCAGTTGCCGCAACCGAAAAGTTAGCTGTTTGAGTGACAGGCGCAGATGGTGCAACGGCTGTTGCAGCCAACGTGCCTGCGGAGAAAGACAGGCCAGAACCGACGGTGACGTTACTAAAGCCGCCAGAGCCGTTGCCGTACAAAATAGACGTGCCGCTAGTAGCTGGCGCGTAATCTGTACCCGACGTAGCGGCAGAAATTGCCGTTCCGTTGCCTTTAAGAATGCCAGTAATGCTGGTGGATAGCGTCAGCGCAGGCGTCGCCCCGCCGCTTGATGTACCGGCAAGGCCGTTGGCCGACACGACAGAGACAGCCGTGACAGTACCAGAACCTTTGTTGTTGAACGTAGTCCAGTCAGCCGCGCTCAAAGCACCGCGATTGGTTGCCGAGGCCGTAGGCACGTTTAACGTAATAACCGGCGTCGTTGTTCCGTTGGCAACAGTCGAAGTAAGATCCGTGCCGGTCGTTCCCAAAGTCAGCGCGGCCACCGATGTGACAGTACCTGAACCCTTGTTGTTAAACGTGTTCCAGTCCGTGCTAGTTAAATAACCATCGGTCGTCGTATTAGCCGCCGCCATTGAAATGGCCGGTGTCAGACCGCCAGACGACACAACAGGCGCTGTGCCGGTGACCGAGGTGACATAACTGAGCGACGGAATATCGCCCGACACCAAAGCTCTGAATGTAGGCACTGCCGCCGCGCCAGCCGTAGGGCCAGCCAACACAAAGTTGGCTGTTTGAGTATTCCAAGAGCCAGTTAACGTGCCCGAACTTGTGACGGGCGAGTTAGTAACTGTAAATTGTGCGGGTAGGGATAACCCTACACTTGTCACAGTACCGCTGGTTGCTGGCGCGGCCCATGTAGGGGCGCCGCCAGTGGTAGCCGTCAATACTTGGCCAGTCGTGCCAGCGGCGGTGAAAGCATAAGCCGACCCTGTACCATAGGACACCCCATAAGTCGTGGGCGTTGCTGTGCTGTTTGTGCCGCCGTTGGCAATAGGCAACACTCCGCTTACATGGGTTGTAAGCCCAATTTTGCCCCACGATGGCGCGGTGTTTACACCACCTGAAATCAAAGCATTGCCGGTTGCTACATCGGCAAGTTTAGCCAGCGTTGTAGTTGTATTGGCGTATAGCAGATCGCCTACTGCATAAGATGATTGTCCCGTGCCGCCATTTTTAGCCGCTAATGTACCGGTCAAAGTAATTGCGCCGGTTGTTGCGGCGGCTGGTGTTAGGCCAGTCGTGCCGCCTGCAAAAGACAACACGCCTGTATTGGCAACAGTAATCGTGCCCGAACCGTTGGTAACCGAGATGCCTGCACCAAACCCAAGCGTGTTAAGGGTATACCCTGTACCATTACCGATAAGTAATTGGCCATTAGAAGGAATTGTGCTTAAGCCTGTACCGCCGTTAATTACGGGGGTAACCCCAGTACCAGAGCCAGTGATCGTGTACAAGTTGTACAAGAACATGTACCACTCACGCGTTATTTTTCCCGTGCGCTCGTCAATAAGATCGACACGGGGCGCGGTGATTTGGGTGTTGCTAGTTGCCATTATGCGTTTGTAGGCGAAGCTATAAGTTCTGCACCCATGATGTCAATCTTAATAGGGTCAGTACCTGAAATTTCATAGACGCGATCACGCAATTTAAGAGTCATACCCAACCGCCGCCAAAAGACGCGCTTGTAATACTGGCCAATCTTGCCCATCTTTGACCAATGTTCATTTGACCAAGTGTGACCGCCATCGTCTGACCAGCGCAACATAACTTCAGGATCAGCGCCTTGTGTTGCGACTGTTTCTTGATCGGCAATTAAATAATTATTGTTTTCCGTAATTAAATCATTGTCATTTTCGGTTTGAAGATAGATTATTTCAGGAAGAACATATCCGTTCAAACCCATACCTGCTTCGCACTCAAGTTGCAAACTGTGCTGGGCAGTACGTTTAAGAGTATTTGTTCCTTGAGGCAAAGCACGCCATGAGCGCAACCACTTTTGAGGTTGGTTATAGTCGGCATAAACCTCAAGGTCAAACGTGTAAATGTTGCCGTTTTCAAAGTCGCCCACAATGATGTTGCCACCAAAGTTGCATTGGCAATTGCTGCGATGGCGGGCAAATGAGCCATTGTTCCAGCCTGCCCGTTCGTGCCAGGCTTGCGTGGCCACATCGTAGACCCAAGTAGCATTTGACGAGGGAAAAGTCAGCACATAAAAGGAATGACCTTCTTGCTGGTATGTGTAGGCCAGCGCGTTTGAAATATTGCCGTACTGTGCAATAGCGTACTCAATGGCGTGCGTAGACACGCGGGCTGCGCCATAACCATTGGCGCGGTAGACAATGCCTTGGCCACGGGCGTCTGTGCCTAGCCAAAACAGGGTGTTGTCTAGTTTAGCAACAGAAAATGTGGCTACACAGCCAATCTCGTTAAACGCGCCTTGAATGGGCGACAATGGAAAGTTAGCCAGTCCGGCGTTGTACCAAACCTCAGTTGAATCAGTACCAAACACCCACAGTTGACGGTGATCCACGTTGATGGCCACTACGCCGTCAGGCGATCCGTCAGCGCTAGAAAAAGTCAAAGGATCAAACACCAACGGATAAATGTAATCACCGTTTGCGGGATTGATTGTGTCCACGCTCCAGATACGCTGGCTGTTAGGTTCATTAAAAATAAACTGAGTATCCAGATAGCCTACAGTCAAAGCGCCGGGAAAGTTGACGTCTGTAATCTGATTGAATTCGTTTGTGGGTTCGTAGTAGGTGTAGCTGGGGCCGTTGCAAGCAAAGAAAATTACTCCGCCATTGTCAGCAATTGACACGGGGCCAGTGCCCGACACATCGCCGAGCTTGACTGGCGTAGATGTTAAACCGGTTAGTTTGTAGACCTCAGTGCCTGACACGACATAAAAATCCGCACCATTGGTTTGGTGCGCCCATAGCCCACGGATGGGGCCAGTGCCAACAGACTGAAGAAAGTTTAAGCCAGGGGCGCGGTTTAAAAAAGCCGGTTCTGTGCCACCTTCAGGAACAATTTCTGGAAAGAGATTGACCATCCGAGCGTCTGCCGCATTGACAGACCGCGCCACATAGGCCGAGCCAAGGATAGGCGTCTTCATTAGTAGTTACCGGCATAGATGTTGAAACGCTGGCGGTTAGCCACCAATGCGTAAGGCAGTGCCATCACATCATCAGGGTTGTTGATGCGCTTAAGGTCACGCTTAGAAGTCATTGCAACGCGCTGCACTTGAGGGCTTGGCTCAACGCCAAACTCGGGGGCAAACTCCATGGCCAAGTTGTATGTGAACGCACGCAGATAGCCTGGTGGGTAGTACAAAATCGTGGACAAATCAGCAGGGCGATTTAGTTCTTCAACCGATACAAAGTGAAATTCCAAGTCTTGCGTTGGCCTTGGATAGAGATATATCTCAATATCAGGAAACGTCATGTTGACCCACATCACTTGTGGGTAGGTGGACGTTACGGTCTTAACAGCAATACCGTTGTACTGCTGTTGGTTAATCATTTTGATGCCATACGACACATTATTTGTCGCTTTGAAATATGTCGCATCGTCAAGCAAGATAGGGCGAAGGCCTATGAAGTCACCAGACGGGCCAAGGGTGCGGCTAATTAAGCCTGCTGGCCATGTAAAGATCTGATCTTGCGTGGAGAACACTGACAGACGCTCGGTCTGCCAACTGTCAATCATTTGGTTGAGCGCCATCAAGGCGTCTTGCGACGTGGCCGCAGAGGGCGTTTCACCTTCAGCAAGCACGCCAAGGAGCCGAAGCGCCCGATTGATTTGTTCGCCAGCGGTGTACGTTGTCATGCTTAG